CTGCAATAGAAGCCATTTAATTATCCTCCTTAAATCTTAATCCAAATATCTCCTGAAGCTGGAGAACTTGGGGCCGAGCCCTGAGCTACAATTCTTTTAAACCCTCATGAATTATACCCAGAAGATGCTGCAGATACTTTTAAATACGTAGTAGAAATTTTATTTCCCTCACCATCATTTGTAGCTTTAGTAGCTGATGAAGCAGAGGTAGCAGAGGTAGCACTTCCGGCCGAAGTAGCATAATTAACACTAGCACTTGAATAAGCAGTACAGGCTACAGCATTACCACTACTATCAAAGTAAACAGGGGTAGTAGAGCCACCCTTACTCTTCAATGATGATACGGTTTTATAAGTGCTACTTAAATCAGCAATTCTAGCGGCAGCTACTGTTCCAGAAGTAATTTTACCCCCAGATATATCAGGGATATCTGAAGCTGATAAACTAGCTTTTTTACCAATAGCTCCACCTCCAATATTAGCCCATACATTACTAGCAGCTATATATTTTAAAGTATAGCCATCCCAAACACCATAGTAACTTGGGCTGGTCAAGGCCTGCGAGGCCGCTAAATAGCAAGTTTTAGATGAATCACCTGAATCAACTACCCCGGATGATTTAGTAGCTGAACTAGCCGAAGTAGCATAAGCAATAGTTAAATTATTATCAGTTCCTCCGGTATTAACTTTAAGATAATTACCATTTATAGTAACTGATCTTACCCCGGTATTACTTATCGCATTGTCTGTTGAAATAGAGATACCGGTACCAGACGAATACGTAGTATCATGTGGGGTAGCCCAGCTTCCATCATTTCTAAGAAAAGTAGTTGTTCCAGAACCAAGTTGTGGACCATTAGTGATTGAATTATTACCATTAAACTTAGCTAAATATCCACTAGTACCAGTACCGGTAACATTATTAATATCATTAGATAATTGGCTTAAATCAGTAGGAATAGTTATTTTACTAGAACTATTTATCTTCCCGTCAGTAATTGTAATAGATGAAATAGCTTTATTAGATTCAGTTGCTATTGATGAATCTAAAGTTTTTATCGCAGCTGCAACTCCCTTACCTGAAATAGGTAAAAGTGAAGTATCATCATAAGTACTAGATACAGTACCTACAGCGGCCGAAATTTTACCATTTAATTCAGAAATGGCTTTAATATAGTTACTATCTGAAATAGTAGCTGGAGCTTGTCCTACATCTAAACTATTAATAGCTGAATTAATAGCATTATATACAGCATCACCTGAAACAGGTTTAGTTGACCCTTGGTTTACATTACTTTCTACCTGAATGGATTCTGGTGATAATTTAGAAAAATTACTAGCCACAGCTACACCGCTACTAGTTAACTGGAGACTATAAATTTTATAACTATTATCACTATTAGTTGGTTGACTATCTACTATTTCTAATCCTTCAAATACGCCATTCTCATCAAGTACTGTACTACCATTACTGTATCTTACTAGCCTATTAGATGAATCTAATTTTATAGCTGCCCACTTATCACCTGTAAAATTAGATATATTATGATTAGTGAGCTCAAAATAATATCCATGTATTACAAATTTAACTGGTGTAGTATTGTCTAACTTAATAATATAACTGTCCTTATCGGTTACTGCCCTAACTATCCCAGTAATGTTATCTTCTGAGGTAAAAACACTATCAAATCCTCGTCTTAGAGCAGCAGGGAACATTTTAACATTTTCTATACCCATAACTAATTTTCTCCTTAACTATATCACTTTATTGGACAACACCATTTCCCAGGGTAAGTGTCCATTTTAAATAAATATTTGATCCGGCCTGAACGCTAATCGGTGAATCAAAATTTATTATAGCATAAATCTTATTATTAAAATTTACTGATGATAATGAAGCAATCCTAAACCCCTTAACAGATTGTGTTGTGCTAGGTAAAACTGTTTCAGGAATAAAGAAAGTAAAATCTATACTAGCAGTATCATGAGCATGATCATCACTAGTAGTAGTAGATACATTCGAAGCAGCTTCATATAAAATACCATAAGGTACTAAGGTAGAGTCATCTCCTGAAATTAAATAGATATAAGCCGGCCTGTTTCCCGGGTCTACTGCCCCTGAAGTAACTCTCAATATATATTCAAAGAATTCAGAAGTACCAACATTATGTTGTTTTATTACTTCATAAGTTTTACTACCCTTCTTTAACTCGACAGTTACTTCTCCGGTATATAAGGCTGGAAATTCTTTTACATTAATATTTTTATTCATAAATTAAACTCCTATGGTTATTACCCGCGATCATTTGGTACTTGTGGATTAACTGCATTCTTATACCAAGTAGCTCCTTGATTATAACTATCATCTGAAGATTCACCCATATAAATTCCCAGTTCGCTGCTTTCATATATTTCACTAGAGGTCGTTTCATTTATTCCTAATGCTGTATTATTGTCAGGGAATGAAGTTTCTTGATATTCGATAATTCTATATGTAGAACCTGATGGCAACAGGTATTCAAACAAATCTTCTACAACACCTGCGCTAGCTAACTGTTCAGGTATTTTAATTATAATATTATTACCATTAATTTCAGGCTCAATCTGTTCACCATAAATACCCTGTGATCTCATTAAAATAGTAAGACATGATTTCAGAGCTGTGATAGTTCCCTTCTTCACCATTAAATATTTAAAACAAGAAACAGCTGCCTCAAGACTATCTAGATCCCATGAATGTACGGGATCAAAATTTAATGTCTTAGCTCTTAATGGGGTAAGCTTGTTATCAATATCTGAATTCCATACATTCATGTTATCTATATACATTTTACACAAATTATATAAAATTGTATATATTCTGGCTAGCTTTTGGTAGTCACGAGATTGTTTACTATATTCATATGGAGTTTGTTTTATAACATCAATCATATTAAACTAACCTACTTTCTGATTTTTCTTTAGAGTAAGATCCATTGATTTCAGGATTTCAAAATTAGAATTATCTAGATCAATCTGTGGTATAGTAATAATATTAGCTACATTATTTTTATCTCAGAAAATATTAGGATTACTTATATCTTCATCCTGTATAGCCATATCACTAGTAGGTTTATAAATATAATATGGCTTAATTTCTGGGTTGCTAGAATTATTAACTAACTCTCGCATCCTATTAACTACTGAAGAAAGTGATACCATAGATAAGTCAGGATTAATATCATTAATTACTACTGGGTTATAAACTACTATAGCCTCAGCATCACCCGGTTCATCGTTTCCAGAATAATCCCAATAAATTACTAAAGAAACATTACCTGAAATAGTCTGATACGTGTCACTACTTAATTCTTCCTGAGGAGTATTACTTGATGAATTATCAGCCGGAATTAATACTGGGCAGAATAAATACATATTAGTATCTGTTAATATATATTCAGTTTTAACTTCACCTGTATGATAATCAAAGAATTGAACCTGTCTTGATAGCTGACTAGATATTGTCTGAGTGATATCAAAATCTTTAATCATCCTAGCGTGTAATTTACCTCTACCTTCTTCAAGGGTATCATTTAATAGGAATACTGGGAAAATATATTGTTTATATGTTTCACTGAATCTATTATAAATAAAATTATATGAGAATGGGAAATCAAATTTTCCAGTAGTACCAACAATATTTTCAGTATAAGTACCATTATTTTCAACTAAATCTTCTGGTTGGCTACTACCGATGACTACTCTAGGTGATTTATTCGAATAAACCATTAACCCAACTTTTGTACCAGCTTTAGAATAATCTGATAAATCTATTGAATTATCGCCAATAAGTTCCAGGCTAGTAGAAGATTGTAAAGTAGGGTATTCAGAAAATTCTGATGAACCATCACCTGAGATTATAATACTGCTTCCAGAATCACCTGTATTATATACAACTTCAATTGATTGATTAGGTGACAAGGTCTGTGTTTGCAAATCATTTAATGAAATATCTAATCTACTTCTAATATCATAATCAAATGTTCCTGTATACCTTAAAGTATTACTTTCTCCACCAATTATATAAGTAATTAATAATTCATCATTTTGTGAAACAATTTCTTTCCATTCATTATCAATTGTTTCACCAGACTGAACATTAGCTCCAGAGATAATAATCTTATCGCCTGAACCTAAGGTGACAATATTCATTTCTTGAATCTTTAATTCTTTTCCGTTTGAGAAATCTTTCACATCCCAAGCAATATCTGCTAAATAACCTTCATTATTAATTGAAGATGGCGTTGTATTAATATCACCTAATGCCCATTGAGTATTATCACTAGAAGATCTAGTTAACTTAGTTCCAGCTCCTAAAATTACCATTGAATCATAGGCTGAATTACTATAAATAAAGTATTCACCAGAACCTAGGATGATTGATTGTTCACCTTCTTTAAATAATATATTACCTGGGTTATTGGTTATCCAAAAACAAGGAGTAGAAATATTATTTAATACGGTCTCTAATAATTCTCTAATTTCTATTTGCTGGCCGGCAGATAAAGCCAAGAACTGGGCTTCAATACTTCCGAAACCATTTCCTGCATCGTAAGTTTTCTTTGTAGTAGTACCCTTAGCAAAGTCAGTATAGTACATATCGAAAGAAGTTTTTATAATGGTACCTGGTCCATACTGATCTGTTTGCTGGACACCATCTTTTGAATAAAGAACTACTAAGTGTTCACCAGCCTTTAATTTATAATCATTATTGGCAGCCACATAAATATTAGACAATCCCTCTTGGCTTTGATTATTATTGCCACTTAAATAGAATCTATAATAACAATAAGTTGGATATACTTTTGTTGAATAATAATTAGGATAAGCTATTTGTATAAATTCATTGTCTTGAACTACATAATTTAAATTTGTTCCACTTCCACCAGCAGACTTAATTGTATGATGCTTTATAGTAAGGGTTCCACTATCTAAGAAAACTGCTGTCGAAGACAACGTAGAACTTCCTGTATAAGTTAAGGTAACATAATCAGTTGTCTCTGAATTAGAAAAGTATAATTCTTCAGGGCCAGATAAAGTATAATTACTATTTGATATCCAATATACTGGTTGAATCGAGACAGTTCCTCCATTAGGTATAGTTGTTTCAGTGTTTGCTGTTAAACTTAAAGTAGCACTAGGATTTAATGAGTTTGAATAAGTAATCATCATTTTCCATTCACCAGCTGAGCTATCTTCACCTGATGGTACTTCAGAAATGATAACTTCTTCACCTGCTGGAGGAGTACTACCACTACCTGGACTAAATGGAATCTTTGACTCAGTCTTAATTTCAACTACATCATCAATTACTTGTGAATCCTGTTGACCATAACGGTAGTCAAAATCTTCATCTATATTAAATAAACATAACCTACCTGCTAAAACATTTTTGGCTACTAAATCTACTAATATTTCAGTATTAGTAGGACTATATACATCATATTCTGAAATAATATCTCCACCTTGTAAACCTGTTTCCAATTTAACAGCTACTGGCCTATATTCAAAATCTTCAAGACGTATTGTTTTAATACGGTCATCAGCAGAAATTAAAACATCTACTACTTCATCATAATTCAATTCTTCACCAAAATCTACCATTCTGGCGTTAAAGTTTTCAGATAACGCTTTGTAGATATTCTGGAAAATTTCTTTCTTGTCCTTATCTCCAATTTTTGTATATGGAGTTATTGTAACATTTAATGGTACATAATTTTTAAAACAATATATAGAATCAGAATCAACATCTTTGAAGGTATGGTTAATACATTTTAACTCATTCAGAGAATTTTTTACTATATTAATAGTAGGAATATCAGCTGGCTCAAAAGATTTATTTATAGCATTACCTGGAATATTCGCTAAATAATCAGACATACTAAATGAAGTTAAAGCATGTATACATAAATCATATGGAGTCATGCTCTCTGATGCAGATACAAAATCTTGATAAGATAATGACGTCAAGATAACTGGTTGACCATTCTTTAATACCTTGTATGTACCAGAATCATACCAAATATCACCATCTTTACTAGCTTCACTTTCACTTCCTACAAAGTGATATACCATTGAATTTAAACTGACATTTTCAAAATATTCACCATATTGGTCAAAGGTTACTACATTAGCCGCATAGTTATAATCATTTTTAATATCAGTTACTACATCATTTGAAATTAACGGCTTATTGTAGTCATCTTCTAAATTAAAGATGGCGTTAGTGTAATCCTTTGTTGTTACTAACGTATCAAAAGTACCGACTACCTTACGGAATGAACGATACATTTCATTGATAGTTTCAGGGTTTTTCCCATTATTTATAGCAGATTGATTTAATACTTCAAAATCATCACTAACATTAATCTGAGCTCCTTCATATGTAGTATACTCTTTCGGAGTTTGAATCTTTACGATTTCTCCGGCCTTAATGTTACCACTAGAACCAGTTGTAGAAATATACCTTACTGATAAACCGTTATCAATGATATTAGCTATATCTGATGGGAATTCAATATATGGTAAATTTACTGTTGAATCAAAGTCGAATTTATAAATCTTTGAACCCAATGGCTGAGTTGATAAATAGTTATTTCTTGTCCATAAACTATTATCACTCTCTCCATAGTTTTTAATAAAAATACCATTTTGAGCAATATAAACATTAGGTAAATATAACCTATTATTTTCATCAATATTTTCAAGTAAAATCTGGTCAGAACCATTTACCTCAAGAGTATTTAGGGTACCTTCCATGAATCGACATGAAGAAGGAATCCCTGATCTATTTACATTTAAATTAGATACTTGTGTATAAGCGATATTTTCATCCTTGTTAGTAGCTACTATTGTAAATGCAGGTATTACGAAACCAGTTTCAGTTGGTTTCTCTGGATTATAAGTTAAAGTTAAATCACCTGTGGCTGAAACATAATATCTAGGCGTATAGCCATTCATTTCTGTAATATTTCGTACAGATCTATCCTGTGTAGCAGAAGGTAAAAAAGCTTCCAAAATATTTTTATCAATATTGTAGTTATTGTGGTCAGCAATAAAAGCTCCTTCCTTTAAAAGGACGACACCTGGATCTGATTCATTTGTTGATTGGCTCGGATCCCACTCATTTGTTAACTGTCTTGCTAAATCAAGCAAATCAGGATAAAGGGAAGCAAAATCTTTATCTGTAAATGACATCTTAGATAATTGAATATCGTTATCATTAATCATTCGTATTTACCCTCCAATATATATAATATACATCTAAACAACCGTATCTAATAAAACTAAGCTATAAAGGTCAGTTTGATAATTAACTCTATTAATAGCAGAAATGTTTACAATAATTTTAGCACCATCATTAATAATAGTAATGCCATTTCTTTCAACTCTTAGCTGTGGCATAAAAGTAACGATGGCTGTATAAATATCATCGATAAGAATATCTCTTAAAATAGAATCATTTTGATCATATAAATATCTCTTTAAATTCGAACCAAAATAAGGGTCGCCAAATAATTCACCCTTATTTGAATATAATAACATTTTTAAATTTTGTAGACTAGCAAAATAATCTTTTGTAACATTGGTAGTAGTTCTTGTAAACATATTTGGGAATTGTATTGATATCATTTTTTACTTCCTCCTTATGCTGTTCATGTTCCTACTAATTCATAATTATAAGGCAGTTCCTCACCATGTTCAGCTATTGAAGCTGCCTGTTGTAATTTAAAAATATCTTCTATAGTATATCCACCAACCATAGTATTATCTGGTAGAATGACATTACCAGTTACTTCCAAATCATTAACTATATGGTGGGTTTTTACATTTTTATTTTCTTCAACAAATAATTTTCCTAATATTACAGGAGTATTTAGTTTATCATTTTCAAAAATTACAAAAACACAGTCACCAACTTCATATCCGGCATATTCTCCAGGTTGATTGCATAAGAGAGAATCAAAAATCATTTCTCTGCTTGTATTATCTTCAAGAAAAGGAATTCTAACCCTAAAGATATTTGAACCTTTAGAGGGTAAAGATTTAATATAACCTTTTAATATCATTAAATCATCTCCTCATCTGGAGCAACTCTGGTTAATTTAAGAGTAGTCCTATATCCGCCATAATCAACTCTATCGGTTT